CTCGGTGCTGTGAATGTCAATCCCAATGCTTTTAAGGTCCGCCGCTATCGTTGCCTCCTCCATCCGGCCCCGGCGGAAGAGCCGAAGGATGCGACCAGGAAATGGCTCGCGCACCGCCCAGCGGAATGACAGCCAGAGCCACCGGTCGCAGGCGTGGCCGAGTTGGCTGGCGCCGAGGTGCGACCTGGGCAGCTCAACCTGGAGCTCGTGGGCGGCGTCGATGGCCGCAGCCACCTCGTCAACAATTGGGATTGCTGACATTAGGTAGCCTCGGCCTTGGCTTCAGGCTCGACCCAGGAGACCTCGCAGCCGTGGATAGTGCTGTATTTGAAGTCCACCGCGTTGAATATGTGCTCTTGGAAATCGTAATCCATGCGCTTGTTGGCCCACTCCAGCACGGCCTCGGTCACTTCTTTTTCGGTTAATTTGAGAATCATGATATTTCCTGTTTGGTTGGAATTGGAGCGTGACACCTGTCACGCCCCGTCACGCTATGTCACTTCGCCCAAGGCGGCGCGGCCTTCGCGCCAGCAGCAGGTGCCGCCGGCTTGCTTGCCGCAGGCATTGCCCCGCCGGCGATGGTGGCAAAGTCCTTGACGTCGTTGCCCTCGCCGTACTGGTCGCTCGTGGTGATCGCCAGCTTGATCTTCAGTTGCCCGCCGATGAGTTGGTCCGTGTCGTTCACCTTCGCCAGGCCAATCGCCCGCATCAGGCTGTTCAATTGTTGGCGCCCGATCTCTTCCGCCTTCGGGTTCGGGTTGCTGATGTTCAGGTTGCCAAAGATCGTGCGGCCCTGGTGGCTGGGGCCGGTAATGTCGTACTTGAGACTGATGTACCGACCCGTGCCGGCCTTGGTGTCCTTCACCGTGGCCTGCGTAATGGCTGCCGTGTACCAACCTGCAGGCAGGGGCTCGAAAGACTTGCCCATAGGCAGGTCTGCTGCAACGTAGTCTTGTCCAAGAGTAGCCATGATGTTTATTCCTTCGTGATTGAGAATGACGGGCGGCCCGCCGTGGTGGTGATCGCGCCCAGCAGAGGGCGCGTGATGGATTCGTCAGCTGACTTCCAAGCCGACGAATTGATTTCCGGCTTCCAGCGGAAAAGGGAACCGAGGTGCTCGGCCAGGCCGGCCTCGGCAGCAATCGCTTGGAGCTTGTCGCTGTCGATCTTGTGGTTCAGGCGTCCGGCGATCTTGACCGTGTAGCCTGCGTTCATGAAGGTCTTGGTGCCCTCCATGTCCTTGGCAATCTTGAACTGCTCGATCATGGCGTCCTCAACAACCCGGCGGGCCTCGGTGGCCAGGCGCTCGGCTTCCTTGCAGGCCAACCAGACGGCGATCATTTGGCACCGCCGATCTTTGCAATGATCTGGCCCAAGTCAGCCGGCTCCCAGGCTTCGAGCTTGCCGCTGCGATCCTTCACCAGCCAGAGACCATCGCTGTCGCACATCAAAGCCCGCTGGCTTATCCCCTCGGCGTCTTTCTCGACCCGCAGGGCCAGCACCTCGTCGAAGAAGTAGGGCAAAGCCTGGCCGGTCTTGTTACCCGGCATCGAGGGCGAGTAAAGAACCCGGCCCATCTCGTCCTGCGTCTTTTCTAACTTCGCCGACATGTAAACGTGCCGGCCCGCTAGGTCGCGGAACGCCCGGATGATGTCCGCCATCTGTTCTTGCATCGCGCCGTAGGCAGCGCGTGGGTCTTTGTTCGACTTCTTTTCGGCGTTCAACACCACCTCGGCAATCTCCGAAATGCTGTCCAGCGCTACGCTCTGGTAATCCTTTGCCTCGTGGCTGTCGCGCAGCCAGCTATAGGCTTCCATCAGAGTGGCCATTGAAGTGACCTCAATGTAGGGCAGGTTCGCGTCTTGGATCGAGAGCAGGCCGCCCTCGGCGCTCAGGATGATGGGGTTGGGCAGGGTTGCCGCCAGGGTTGTCTTGCCTGCTCCCGCCTGGCCGTAGACAAGTAGCTTGGCGCCGTTGCTTGCTAGGCTGGCGGTGGTTTTTAGGTTGATGGCCATGTCAGTAGTTCTTGTTTTGAAGGCGGGAGACCCACGCTTGGCACTGCTCGAGCGTGCCAACAATTTCCGGATCATTGTGAAGAATCCGACAGGGTCTGATGATGAACTTGTCCTGCCTGGGCGACCAAATGACTTCAAACATCTTGCTCTCCTTGTTGCAGCACTCGTCGGGAAGTCCGTTCAGTGCATGGATAGCATCCTACACCATCTTTTCAAGTTGTGGTAAACTTTTTTTCGATCTTCACTAACTTTTTTTCAGGAGTACGCTTTATGATGACGATTGAGCAGATCATCGCCGGGCTGCAAGACCGCAAAGTTCGGGTTGTTGCGGCAGCGACAGGGCTGCATTACAGTACCGTGCTTGCCCTCCAGCGAGGTCGCAGCAAGCGGCCCCGCATCACCGCGATTCAGCGGTTGTCGACCTACCTTTCCAAGGCTCCAGCCCATGGCAGACCTGACTAGCATCTTCGGCGGGACGTACTCACTCCCTGAGCCGAGGCGCATCGACCCACCAGACGAGCAGCTACGCGAGGCAATGATCGAGGCGGGTCTGGAGCCGCCAGAGGCGATCTACCTAGACGGCAAGTTGCACAGGTTCAACTCCGGGACCAAGGGCTCACCGGGCCACAGCAAGCCCGGTTGGTACGTTGCATTTGGTGACGGCGTGCCGGCAGGCAGGTTCGGTTGCTGGCGGGCAGGCATCGAGCAGGCCTGGCAGGCGGAGATGGGAAGGAAACTTACCATCGCGGAAGAAATGGCCCATACCAGAAGGATGGCCGAGGCCAAGGCGGCGCGGGAGGCCGAGCAGGAACGAAGCCAGGCGGTTGCCGCCACCACGGTGGATGCGATCTGGACAGCAGGCGGTGCGGCGAGCGCCGATCACCCGTATCTAGCACGCAAGGGCATTGCAGCCAACGGCGCCAGGGTTACCGGCGATGGGCGGCTGATGGTGCCGCTCTATGGCGCCGAGGGTGATCTGGCCAGCGTGCAATACATCGCAGCCGATGGCGAGAAAAGGTATCACCCAGGCGGCGCCACTGGGGGCAAGTTCTGGATGCTAGGCGAGCCGTCCACCACGATCTACATCGCCGAGGGCTTTGCCACCGCAGCCACCATTCACCAAGCCACCGGCAAGGCCTGCGCTGTGGCGTACAGCGCCAGCAACTTGGTCCCAGTCACCGGCGCATTGCGGGAGCGGTTCGGGGCGCAGCAGGACTTGGTGATCGTGGCTGACAACGATGCATCTGGAGTCGGTCAAAGGTATGCCGAGCAGGCAAGCGCCAAGTATGGCGCCAGGTCGGTGATGCCGCCGGCATCCGGGGACGCCAATGATTACGTCCAGGCAGGGCACGATCTAGCAGCGCTGCTTGAGCCAGCGGTGAGCGACTGGCTGATGCCAGCGGACGAGTTCTGTCGCCAGCCAGCGCCGATTAAGTGGATGGTCAAAGGTTGGATTCAGCAAGCGGCGCTCATCATGGTTCACGGTCCGAGCGGCGGCGGGAAGACGTTCACCGTTCTGGACTGGTGCTTGCGCATGGCCCAGGGCCAGCAGGATTGGTTCGGCAGCCGGGTCACGCCAGGTGCGATTGTCTATCTGGCGGGTGAGGGCCACCACGGTCTGCGCAGCCGGATCGCGGCCTGGAAAGAGCGTCATGGTAATGGTCAGGCGCTTAATATGTATTTGAGTAAGAGCGGCTGCGATCTAGACACGCCAGATGGCTACCGCAAGGTCTCCGAGCACATCAGGGCGCTACCGATTAAGCCCGCCGCAATCGTGATAGATACCCTGCACCGCTTCAACTCCGGCGACGAGAATTCATCCCAGGACGCCAAGGCGATGCTTGATGCCTGCGCTATGTTAATGGAGGAATTCAATTGCACCATCATATTAGTCCACCACACTGGGGTTTCTGAAGAGACCCAGCATCGAGCCAGAGGATCGAGCGCTTGGCGCGGTGCGCTGGACATTGAGATCAGCATCGTGCCGGCCAAGGGCGAGGCGCCGATGGAGATTATCCAGCGCAAGAGCAAGGACGCCGAGCTGGCGCACACACTATATGCCACGCTTGAGAAAGTAATTATTCCTGGGTGGTTTGATGAGGATGGCGAGCCGGTCACCAGTGCCGTGCTGGTGCAGGCTGGGGCGCCAGAGAAGGGCGCCAGGCGCAAGCTCAGGAGCACCAATGCCAATGTGGCTTGGGAGGCGTTTAAGGCAATCAATGCCAGGCTGGTCGCCAGGTCGGAATGGCGGCAGGCGTTCGATGAACTGTCCGAGCTGGAGTCCACGAACAGCAAGAAGCAGGCGTTCGCCAGGGCCGTTGTTGAGCTCCTGGAGCGCGGCGAGATGGTCGAAGAGCAGCCCGGAATTTATGAGCTGGGGATCGGATTTTGACCGGGTACAGGGTACAAGCGGGTACAAGCGGGTACAGTTGTACCCGGGCGAAAGACGTGTTTGGGGTACAACCGGGTACACACCCCTAAGGGGTGTACCCGCTGTACCCGAACATCGTGCGAAAAAAGCGTATCCGTTAGGGAAAACCCTTAGATTGGGTGTTCTGCTTAATTTTTAGGCAGTTGTGCAAAAATTTGGGATAGGGGCTAGTCAGACATGGAACAAAAAGTGAACCCGGCAGACAAGGTGGAGCGCTGGAAGATCGAGCGCTTGGTGCCGTACGCAAGGAATGCCAGGACGCACTCGGATGAGCAGGTCGCTCAGATAGCGGCATCAATCCGTGAGTGGGGCTGGACCACTCCTGTGCTGGTGGATGAGGATGGCGGCATCATTGCCGGCCACGGGCGCACACTGGCCGCACAGCGCCTTCAGATGACAGAGGTGCCGGTGATGGTGGCTAGAGGGTGGAGTGATGCCAAGAAGCGGGCTTATATATTGGCGGATAACAAGCTGGCGTTGAATGCTGGGTGGGAGAATGAATTATTGCATTTAGAATTATCAGAATTAAAAGAATTAGATTTTGATTTAGAGTTAATTGGGTTTAGTGCTGATGAGATTGCGGCGTTAAGTTTCAAAGAAAAAGATTTATACCCTGACTCAAGCACGCAAGAAATTGACCCAGATGATTACAACATGGGGCATCAATGCCCTAAATGTGGATTTGAGTTTGATGATGATAAATAAACCAGATTGCGCTTGGAATCTGACAGATTTAACT